ATTTCTTGGGATGAAGCTGGAAAAAGATGGATTGGTAAAGACGATCAACAAAATACATTCGCTTGGTCACCTGACACTTCATCTTGGATTGCTACAGGCAATTAAGTTAAAGAATTTTTAAAAGGACAGTGACTTATGGCATCACCCAATGGCGGTATAATCGGAGTATTAAATCCAACATCGTTTGGTAAGTGTACTCAAACCGTTACTACGGCATCCGGAACATTAACAACACAACCAGGAACAAGACTTACAAATATTTTAGTTGTTGGTGGTGGAGGAGGTGGTGGTAATGAACAAGGTGGTGGTGGTGGAGCTGGAGGAGCTCAAATATTTCAATCAGTTTCTGTTTGTGGAGCAACTGCTTATCCATTAGTTATTGGAGCAGGAGGAGCTGCTAATACTTCTGGAAATGATACTACAGGTTTAGGTAAAACAGGGGGATTAGGTGGAAAAGGCGGAGCTGGTCCAATAGGTGATGGTACAACTGTTCCTTTAGGATCAGGTGGTGGTGGATCAAATTGCGGAGCAGGAGGAGGAGCAGGAGGACCTCAAGGAAATTCTGGAGGACCGACAGGTGGAAGTCCAGGAGGAAGAGCTGGAGGTGGCGGAGGAGCAAGTGCTGCTGGAGGAACAGGAGGAGTAGGACCTTATCCTGCACCAGGTATAGAATCAAAAGGTGGAGATGGAACTGATTTCAGTCCATTCTTTTCACCAGGACTTCCTAACTCAGGAATTTATGCAGGTGGTGGTGGAGGTGGATCAAGAGATTGTCAAAATTATAGAGGAGTAGGTGGAACAGGTGGTGGTGGTAATGGACAAATGGGACCAGGATCTCCTGCACCTTTATATGCAGGATCAGCAGGAACAGCTAACACAGGTGGAGGTGGAGGTGGAGCAAGAGGACCAATACCCGCTCCAGGAACTTATACAGGATTTGCTGGTGGATCTGGAATTATTATTACAAAAGAATTAAGCAAAGCAAGTGGTGTTTGGAGTTTACAATCTCAATTTAGTGCAATTAAATCTGGCACATGGCCTAAACTTTTAGCAGCGCCAGTTTCATTTGATTATTTAGTAGTTGCAGGTGGCGGAGGTGGCGGAGGAGCCGAAGTTTGGGGAGGTGGAGGTGGAGCAGGCGGTTATCGTACTTCTTTTCCAGGAGGAACAAAAATTACATTAGGAGATGGAACATACTCAATCACAGTAGGTGGTGGAGGAACAGGTGGTCCATCAGGTGGTTCTACAGGATCTAGTGGTTCTGATTCAATTTTTTCAACCATAACTTCAGCAGGTGGTGGAGGTGGAGGATGGAATGCTTATCCACCAGATGTTAATGGTATATCTGGAGGATCAGGAGGAGGTGGAGGACCATCAGGAGGAACAGGAAATAGTCCACCAGTAAGTCCGTCACAAGGTAATCCAGGAGGTGGTGCAGGTGGACCGTCAGGAGGTGGAGGATCAGGAGCAGGTGCTGGAGGAGGAGCATCGGGAACAGGTGGAAGTGGATCAGGTGGATTTAATTTTGGTTCAGGAGGAACTGGAGGAGATGGTTCTGCAAATTCAATTTCAGGATCACCAATAACTTATGCAGGTGGAGGTGGTGGATCAGCAAATAGTGGATCTACTCCAGGACCAGGAGGATCAGGTGGTGGAGGAAATGGTGGTAAACGAGGAACTATAGTAGGTGGAAATGGTACTGCTAATTTAGGCGGAGGAGGTGGTGGAGGAGCTACCCTTGCATCTGGAAACGGTGGATCAGGTGTAATTATTATAAGAGCACCAGGACCAGCAGGCCCTACTATTTCTTTAGCACCTGGAAGCAATACAAAAACAACATTACCGGCACCAGCTGGAGGATGTACTGTTGCAACATTTACAGTGTCTGGAACATTAACAATAGCTCCATAATTTGCACCCTTTACAAATCTTGTAGAAATTAATATATAGTTATTAGAATGAACCTACAGAACTATTATTACTATTTTCAAAGTGCACTCACACCTAGATTTTGTGATGAGTTAATTAAATACGGAATTTCTCAACAAGAACAATTAGCTCTTACTGGTGGTCAAACAAATAAAATTCAAGAAGGTAAAAATTTAAACGACGACGACATAATAGATTTAAAAAAGAAAAGAGATTCAAATATTGTTTGGTTAAACGATCGTTGGATATATAAAGAAATTCAACCATTCATTCATCAAGCAAATAGATTAGCAGGTTGGAATTTTGATTGGGATTTTTCTGAAAGTTGTCAATTTACAAAATATAAATTAAATCAGCACTATGATTGGCATTGCGACAGCTGGGAAACTCCATATGCAAATAAAGATAATCCAGATACATTTGGTAAAATTAGAAAATTATCTGTTACATGTTCTTTATCAAATCCTGAAGATTATGAAGGTGGTGAATTAGAATTTGATTTTAGAAATATGGATCCTGATAAACCAACAATTAGGAAATGCGCCGAAATAAAACCACGTGGAAGTATAGTTGTATTTCCATCTCATGTTTGGCATAGAGTTAAACCTGTAACGAAAGGAACAAGATATTCATTGGTTATTTGGAACCTTGGATATCCATTTAGATAATGGCAAAAGACGATCAATTGCAAGCATCAGTTTATTTTAGTTCACCAGTTTATTCTATTGAAATACCTGAATGGGTAGATGATGCAAATAAAGTTTGTGATAAATATATTAAAGATGCTAAAAAAAATAATGCAAAAATTATTAAAGAACGAGAAAAGAAATTTGGTAAAAAAATAGGTGATCATGGAATGAGTTATCATTCTACATCTTTAATTGGTGATCCTGCTTTAAAAGAATTACAAGATTATATTGGAGCAACAAGTTGGAATGTTTTAGATCATATGGGTTATGATTTAACTAACTATGAATTATTTTGGACTGAATTCTGGGTACAAGAATTTGGTGAAAAAGGAGGTGGGCATCACGAAGGTCATATACACTATGATAACCATATATCTGGTTTTTATTTTTTAAAATGTAGTGAAAAAACTTCAATGCCGGTTTTCCATGATCCAAGACCAGCTAAACTTATTACACAATTACCATTAAAAAATGAAACTGAAATAACACTTGGAACACATCAAATTCATTATAAACCAAAACCAGGTACTATGATATTCTTTCCAGCTTACATGGAACATCAATATGTGGTTGATGATGGTGTAGAACCATTTAGATTTATCCATTTTAATTTACAAGCTGTTAGAAGAATGATAACAGATACTGTTAGAAATACCGTAAAGGAGAAAAAATGAGTTTTAAGAAAAATAAATATACAGTAATTAAAGGAGCTATATCAGAAGATCTTGCTAAATTTTGTTATGATTATTTCATGATGAAAAGACAAGTTGCAAGAACAATGTTTGATACAAAATACATAAGTCAATTTACAGAATACTTTGGTGTATGGAATGATGCTCAAGTTCCAGAAACATATTCACATTATTCCGACATTGTAATGGAAACATTACTTGTAAAACTTCTTCCAATCATGGAAAAAGAAACAGGATTAAAATTAAATACTAATTATTCATATGCAAGAATTTATAAAAAAGGAGATGTATTACATCGTCATAAAGATAGATTCTCTTGTGAAATATCTACAACTATGCATTTAGGTGGTGGTTGTTGGCCAATATATCTTGAACCAAATGCATCACAAGGTGGTGTAGATGAGAAGACTGGTAAATATAAACCATCAAAATCTAAAGGTGTTAAAGTATTATTAGAGCCTGGTGATATGTTAGTATATCGTGGAAATGAATTAGAACATTGGAGAGATAAATTAACTTTTGATGATTGTGGTCAAGTGTTTTTACATTACAATAATGTTGAAACTAAAGGATCTAAAGAAAATATATACGATCGTAGACCTCATTTAGGACTTCCCGCTTGGTTCAAAAAGTGATATAGAATCCTCTTACTAGAGGAGCTTACCACCAATTCTACCTCAAGCTCCTCTGGTATTTACTGTATTTATAAGTATAATAAGAGGTTATGCCACTACAAAAGATACAATTTAAACCTGGATTCAATAAGCAACAAACTGCAACCGGAGCCGAAGGGCAATGGATTGATGGTGACAATATTAGATTTCGTTATGGTGAACCACAAAAAATAGGTGGGTTTCAGCAACTAGTTTCTAGCACCTTGGCAGGACCTGCAAGAGACCAGCATACATGGACTGCATTAGATGGTAAAAAATATGCAGCAATAGGGACTTCAAAATTATTAGTTATTTATTATGAAGGTTCTTTTTATGATATCACACCACTTGATACACCATTAACAAGTTGTACTTTTACATCAACAACAGGATCATCAACTGTTACAATTACTAAAGCAGCTCATGGATTAGAAGTTGGAGATTATTTAATATTTTCTGCAGCAACAACACCAGGATTACCTACTACAAGTTATACATCAGCAAGTTTTACAACAAACGTTTTTGAAGTTAAATCAGTACCAACATCAGGTACATTTACACTTACTATGCCATCTAATGAAACAGGCACAGGTGTAACAACAGGTGGAACTTTAACAGCAGTTCCTTATATTTCTATTGGACCTACATTTCAAACTCCAGCCTTTGGATTTGGAACTGGATATTGGGGTGGAACAATTCCAACAGCAGTTACAACTACATTAAATGGTGGAATAGATAATATTGTTACAACTATTACAGTTAACTCAGCTTCAGCATTTCCAGCATCTGGTCGAATAGATATTGGTACAGAATTAATTACTTATACAAGTAAAAATGCAACTCAATTTTTAGGTTGTACTCGAGGTGCAAACGGATCAACAGCAGCTTCTCATTCAACAGGGGCAACTGTAACTAATGCAACAAGTTGGGTTGATTGGGGAGAAGAATCAAATAC